GACCATATGAAATATGCGAAAAGGATTGCGATGAAAAACTGTATCACGCGATTGTGTATCAAAGACAACAAAGCCGCGAGGATCATTATAATCAGACCATATATGCTCACAAAAAGCACCGATGTAATGAATATTGTCCCGACTACTACGGTGGTGATAATGGCCAGTGAAAACACTATCAAATCGCCTGAAAACTTTGCTGTTCCATCCATGATCTGAGAGCATACCCTTTTGCATTTCAAAGCCGTCGAGTTCCAAATGCCCGATGCAGACTGGTGCTTTTGATTGTTCAATTGCTTCATAACATTCCTTCTCATACTCTTTTGTGATCCACGGAAGCAAGAAGAATTCGCAGCCGCCAATCTCTAAAGTTGTTGGCTTAGAATACGTCTTGATGTTACTATAACGGCCAGCGACAAACTCATCAAGAGCATTCACACGATACGTATCCTTGAAATACTCATCATGATTGCCTGCGATGATATGCATCTCACATAGTTCGTTGATAGGCTCAAGAAAGTCTGTTCTCAGCTTGGAATGAGTAAGAACGTTAATATACTTCCGACGGTCAACGAGATCGCCAGCATGAATGATATGTTTAATTCCATTTTCTTTAATAAAAGGGATAAGAAACTCATCTACGCTCCTCTTGAAATAATCAAGGAAAACTGGGGAGTCATTTCTAACTCCCCAGTGAGTATCTGTAATAATAAGAACTTTAGCCATTAAGCTCGTTTCTTTCCTACTTTGGTAATATAGGCTTCATTATCGTACTTTTTGATTGCTTTGTCAATAGCATCTTTTATCGTTTCTAATCTTTGACGATAGTTTCCGCGAATATGGACATTCTCATTCTTATTGAGCAGACTGTTGATTAGGTGTTCAATTTGAAACGGCACTTCGTTGTTCATCGTTTTCTTCCTCGTAAAACTTTATTAGGCCTTCCTTTGCGACCTTACGCTTTTCTTTCTTTACTGCTTCTTTCTTCTCAAATCTTTCCATAAACTCATTGATGTTGTCATACAAGTTTACCGACATAACATGATTATCATCTCCATCTACTAAATGGCCAGCATGTCCATTGTTTATGACAGTCTCTTGGAAATTCTTGTAGATTATGTATCTATTCTTTTCTTCCTTGTTTATACGCCTCAAGAATGCAAAATAGATCACTTGAGTAAAGTATGCAAATGGATTTGTACCTCTGTTTGGATCATAGTCGTTAAAATATAGAATGCAGTTTTCAATTCCGTCAGAAATCATTTCTTCTCGGTATGAATAGTTAAGAAAACATGGCTTGGTAGATAACTTGGTGGCAATTTTCCATATACACTCACCAATGTAGTTAGAGAGTTTAGGATCTTCAAGACCTTTTTCTCTGGCTGCTGCAACCTTTTTCTTGTGTTCTAAAATTTCCTGATAGAACTTCTGATTATCAACGTAATGGACTTTATTCTGTTTGCTCATGCACTTTTCTCTTGACAAAGGGTTGACTTGGGTGTATATTGGCTATGTCCTGTATGAAATGAATAACTTTAATTATACCTCAGTTAGTTCAATCATCTTCTTAATCTGCTTATCTAGAATGTCTTTCCTGTTAGGCCACTTGATCATAGGCTTATCTGGGTCTTTAGCTAAATGTTGAAGCAAAGGTAGATAAGTCTTCCTTATATTCCTCAATCTATTCTTCAACACTTCCACTTCATCAGTTACACCTGAAGATGATACAATCTCTTCCTCATCATGAAATGAAAATCCAAAGTCATTAGTTTCGTCTAGTTCTGTTACTATATCTTTGGTAGTAGCCATTAGTGTAATGTTCCTTTATTATTAGAAGAATAAGAGTTTAAGAAATCAGAGATAAGGTCTTCAAGCTCTGGGGTTAGTTCACCTTCTTCTACCATCTTATCAGAATCCTCAACAGCTTGAATCTCTTTTTCTAAATTATCCAGATAATCTTCTACAGGGTTTCTAGTACGATTGGTATTAAAATATATAACTGTTTCCGCGTAGTATTCTCTCAAAGTCTCAGTAGGACTAGACATTGTAAGAATGTCTCTACTGAATATGTTAAACTCTTGATCTGTTGTTATCTTGGTAAATATCCACTGCATCAACGAAAGTGATACGAATCCTGGTTTTGTAGAAGGTACTGCGATGATCTTCATAGGATTAACTAATACTATGTGTGCTTCATTTCCTTGTTTAGTTTCAGGCCATTTAACTTCTGATATCAAATCTTCGCCTGTATTCAATCTGATATGAAACACATCATTCATAATATTATCCTTTCAATTCAATCTTGTAAACTTTGAACGCAAACTTTTCTTCAGTGTATATCTTGATGCGTTCAGCAAAATGTTTTAGTGTGTAGTTCTCATGCTTCTTATATCGCATGTCATCCGCAATGTCAAACAACTGAGCGGATTCTTTTGTATCACTCTTACGCAATCCACGACCAATGGATTGCAAGTTTCTTATCCGAGACTTAGACGGACTAGCAAATATAATGTTATGAAGATTTCTAATATTGATTCCAGTGCTAAAAGTACCAAAACTAGCCACAATAATAGCGTTTGTTTCCGACTCAACGATCTTACGAATTTCTTCACGTATGTCCACATCTGTTTCACCACTTACAAAGAATACCTTACGTTCGGCACCAAGTTTGTCAGCAATGAGTTTATGTAAGATGCGTCCGTGCTTGTCAACGTATTGAAATAGGACGAGGGTGTTCCCGTCGAGCGATATCGCAAGATTTGCGATAAAACGATTTCTGGATTCGTTAAGCACCAAGTATTCAATTTCTTGTTGATAAGTAAATCCTTTCGCTGCCTGACAAATAGACTCACTATGTCGAAGAAGAAGACACTTGATCTGGAACTCAGCCAAGTGTTTTGCATCCATAAGTTCTTTAGTCGTAATGACTTTGCGAATGGAGCCAAAGAGGCCTTCAAGAACCAATCTGTGGGTCTTAGTGCCATCAAGAGTGCCTGTTGTGCCAATTCTATATTTTGCATTTGTTAGTCCTGTCATAATATCAGTAAGAGACTTAGCTTTGAATAGATGCGCTTCATCTCCGATCACGAAATCAAATTGTGCGAACCACTTCTTGGGCATCTGGTAAATAGATTGCCAAGTTGAAATTGTCAGGAACTTATCTGTGTTTTTATCCTGACCCTGATAGATTTTATGTACGTTATCGCTGACGTTCCATCCATTCGTTTCACTATAGTCTTTGAAATCGCTCGTCAACTGTTCTACCAGAGAAACAGTCGGCACAATTATCAGACCCTTTTTCAATCCTCTATATGAAAGAAAACGAGCCAAAAGATAAATAATAAGAGACTTACCACTTGCAGTGGGGCTGAGTAATAGACTACGGCGTGTACGTATGGCATGAACGAATGCATCCAACTGATAATCTCTTGGAGCATGTTTAGGCCTTAGTTTTTCGACAAACTCGTTAGCTTCTGCTAAAGAAAACTCTTCATCATACGATTCGTTTTCATATTCCCAGTCGTAGTTACGTTCTTCACAAAACTTGGCCACGTAAGGAACAAGACCACGATATAGTTGCTTGTTTCTGATATCAAACAATCTTATCTTTCCGTCCCATAGTCTAGCCCTGTATTGCGGCGTAAACTGATATCCAGGAACTTGGAATGTAAATGCTTCACGAAGTTCATATGCAATACCATCTTCGCAGATAATACGCACGAATGCTTCGTTCTCATTTACTATGATAATCTTATTGTCCACCGACAAACTTTTCCCAATCCATATACGATTTGAGTTGCCAAGTTCTATTGTTTAGTTCTTTTAAAACGTTTTTACTGAACTCGACAATCTCTTCATGCATAACTTTTTTTAGCAGTATGTTATTTAGTTCTGTATCAGAATCAAGATAGTGCTGTAGATCAGACCTCAGAACCTTCTTCATCATAGGTTCTAAACCATATTTCTCAAGGTCTTCTGGATTATTAAGATCGCCAGAATAGTATTCCCATTTGATCTTGCGCCGACTGTTATATTCTGATAGAAGTTTCTTGACTATGAGATTGTGATGCGTCATAATACGCAAATACTTCGCATGAAGCTTTGGTATATTCGCTACAGCTTTTTGAGGTTCGGTTTCGTCATAGCCTGCATCTTTTACCCACTCTTCCATGAGCGCATCAATATTCACTGGCGGTTTCATGATATCTCCATTACAAAAAATGTATATTATTATACGACAGTTTTAGGTAAAAGTCAACTATAATCTTTCAAATGAGAAGAGATCGTATCTAAAAGTGAGATCGGCCGTAGGAGTAGTATCAGCCGAGTTTGTTGTGCCAAACTGAATACCGCTAAGACTTACAGGGAAAACGTTTTTGAATTTAATACGAATGTTAGGAACATTTGCATTGGTATTAACAGTCAGCATTCCGTCTTGATACGGAGATGCATTTCTGTTATCATATTTAATGTACTGCTTATTACTTTCGGGACGAGTTAATGAAACAATCCATTTATACGTTTCTTCCCAAACTTTTAAGTCTTCATCAATAAGAAACGATATGCTGAAAGGTTCATAAGTCATCTTTGTTGGATGACGATAGGTGCTTGAAAAGGGATTGGTCACTTCAATTTCACTAGATGTTACGCCAGGAAGATTTATGCTCTGACAAAAATACTTTGCAAAAGGCAAATTAGGAATAATAAACGTATATCTAGTTGTTTGTAAAAAACTAGTATTATCTGGTATTGTTGTTAGAAATGATTCTGTTGTCATTGAAGTACCTCTGTACTATTTATAAAAGAAAAGGGCAGCATTGCTGCTGCCCTATCTTGTTTCTGCGCTGTTGCGCCTTATGATTACATAAGGTTGCGAACTTTGAAGATACGATAGTAGTTGTTTGTGCGGGCTGTAAGAACGCCGAGACCAGCTGTTGTACCCTGAGCAAATGGGTTAGCAACCATACCGTAACGTGTCTTGAAGCCGATCTTTGGCTGGAAAGTATCCTGACCAATGGCGCGTACCATCTGTAGTGGTACGTATGGGCAGTAGAATAGACCAGCGTCATAAGGAGAAGTACCCTTATAACCAACTAGAACTAGTTCGTTACCAGAAGAAGAACCGCCGAAGTATGGATCGATATAAACCTTCACACGGCCGTGCATAACACCAGCGAATGTGTTGCCTGTATCGTCAACTTCTAGGTTAGCAGAAAGAGCAGGTGTATAGTCAAGAACACCAGCCATTGCAAGAGCGGAAGCAACGTCAGAAGAAACGATTAGGGTGTTACCCTTACCACGACGAGTTGCCTTAGCGATAGCATTGCATTCGCGTTCGATCTGGAAGATAAGACCCTTGAACTTTTCAACTGACCAACGGCCGTTTGAGTCTGTGTCAAGATCGAATGTACCAGAAGTTGTTGTACCATAAGCAGCACCAACAACAGCCTGTTCGTAGATTGTACGAATAACTTCGCGGTTGATTTCAGCGAGAATTTCTGTTGAAAGGATGTTTGCTAGTTCTGTTTCAGCATCTAGACCGTGAACAGCCTTAAGATCCTGAGCGAGTTCCATTGTGTACTCAGCCTTTAGAGCGCGTGAGCGGGCTGTTACAGTTACCTTTTCAATTGAGAAAGCCATTTCAGCGAATAGGTTTGAACCTGAGTCACCGAGAGCTTCGGCAGCAGCAGTTGACATACCGTTAGCTGTTGTATATAGGGTTGAATCTAGTACGTTAGATACTGGATCTGTACCTGTTTGTAGTGAACCGCCAGCAGTTGAACCAGCTTTGTTAGCAGATGAGAAGCGAGTATTAGCTTCGTTGAAGAAAGCTTCTGTGCCGCTCTGACTATCATACTTGGAACGCATAGCGAAGATAAGTCCTGTTGGACCTGTCATTGGCTGTACGCCGCAAACGTCATAAGCAATCAACTTAGGAAGTGAACGACGAACCAAAGAGATAAGAATTGGATCGTAGTTGCTGATTGAGTTGCCTGTTGCGTTTGCTGGAGCAGCTTCGTTAAGAACACGACCTTCTTCTGCCATAGCCTTTTCCTGGTTCTCAAGAATGATGGCTGTAACAGCACGACGATAAGAGTCCTTAATCTTGCCTGCACCTTCGTGGTCCAATACTGGAGACCACTTCTGTTCTAATTGTTCTGTAAGATACATTTAAATTCTCCTTTTGAGATATCTTAGTATTATTTATAATATTCCATTAGTTTGGAAGTGACTTGCCAAGAGCGCGAACGTACTTGCTCATTGGATTATTTTCTTCTGCAATCATCGTCTGGCCTTCTGTACCTGACTCAATCTTGTCAAGTTCTGATTGTGCCTTAACTGATGATGGGAAATAGCTTTCACGCAATGTCTGAATCTTTGTTGCATAAGAATCAGCATCGACAAAATCAACGTTCTCCGCAAGCTGCTTTAGTTTTTCAGCCTGAGTGGCGGTTAGACCTTCTGTCATGGAATGCATAACTTCTGTCTTCATGCTTTCAGATAGAACCTTTGTCAATTCAACATTACGTTCAATTTCTTCATTGAGCTTGGATTCTAGTTCTTCAACCTTGTTACCAAGTTCTTCTACAACTGATACCTTATCTTCTGGAATATCAATGTAGTTCTCAGCGAACAACTGACGGAGACCAGAGATAAATTCTTCTGTTAGTTCTGTACGTAGGCCAGCTTCAATAGCTACCTCATTGTCGGAAACCCACTGCTCAACTACGTAGTTTAGATAGTCATCTACGTTGCTTGATAGTTCTTCCTTGATTGTTTGTACTTCTTCTTCTAGAGTATCAGCATATGCTTCTTCTAGACGAGCGATTTCAGACTGCATCTTAGCCTTTACAGCAGCTTCGAAAATTGTTACAGCTTTTTGCTTGAATTCTTCTGATAGGTCTTCGCCAGCAAATAGAGCTTCAACATCTTCGTTCATGTCTACTTCGTAATCGTATTCTACTGGAGCTTCTGCTTCTTCTGAAACAAACTCAAAGTTTTCTTCGATTGCAGCTACGATCTGATCTTCGTCATAGCCTTCTTCAATCATCTGGTCGATGAAAGCCTGGAGTTCTTCTGTCATTTCAACAGATTCGTCCATTTCTTCCTCTTCCTCTTTTTCCTTCTTAGCTTCTTCTAGAACTTCATCTTCAAGTTCTAGGTCTTCTTCCATTACTTCCTTCTGAGCAGGCATAGCTGGAACAGCGCCCTTGCGTGAAGGTGAAGCCTGAGATGTATCCTGCTTCATTGTAGCGGCCTTAGCGCCAACGTTGTCGCCTTCGCCTGGCTTCTTTGGTGCATCTGCAACCATAGAAGCATCGTTGCTCATTGGACTTGGCTCAACGCCGCCTTTAGAACCGCCACTTGGCTTTAATGTGGCCATGTTTGGATTTGAAGACTTAGCATCACGATCTGGTGCAGAGTCATTTGACTCATTCATCAAAATCGCCTTTGCTACTTCTGTTAATGACTTACCCATATGTAAATACTCCTTTTTCGTATTATTTATAATTCTTTAAAGTTTAGATATAAAGTTTTCAAAGAGACGTAGTGCTACTGTCTCAATTTCATTTTTAGATGCTTCTTTGATTTGCTTTTTAGCCATTTCAAATTGCACTTCTTTCCAACCTGTATCTGTTAGAATCCATTCTGCATTTTCCATGATGCCTTGTACAAAAGCATTTGGAGCAGATGGATCAGCAACGATATCGGCCGCTGTAGCCAAATGAAAATCGTCCTGAACAAGTTGATAACCGTTGTGTGGCTTAAGAGACCCTACGCCTCTAGTTGACACACCCAAACTAGCACCACCGTCTAGTAAACTCTTCACAATCTTTCCGTTAGGAGTATCCATAATCTTTGCCTTACCCATGATGTTATTGCCATCTGGATAAAGCTTGGTAATCATGTGTGATACACGATCCAAATTAATAGTTGGAGAGTCAGGATGACCTAGCTCACCAAACGCACGGTTCTTGTTTACGTATTCCTTATTGTAACGTTCTACTTCTTTGTTTAGAACGTCAAATGGATATACACGACCGTTACGGTTCTTTGTTTCAGCCTGCATAAAGATGCCTTCGATAAACATCTCATTTTGGCCAGTCTTTTCGTTCATCTCGGTTAAAAAGTTAACCTGATTTACTTCTTCTTTTATAAGCTTCATATACCTAAAGCCCTTCTTTTCATTAGTGATCTTTTACGCTTCATTAACGCTCTGTTCATCTTTGGCGCTCTCTTACGAACAGCTTTTCTTGCGCCCATCTTTCTACGGCGGCGTTCAGCAGGAGACATGCGTTGTAGTTTACCACCACGGATTGTCATTCCTGGTACGTTTGATACTTTCTTGCGGCGTTGAATTTTACCACCGCGAATACGTGCCTTGACAAGCTTGATACGAGCTTCGTCTAGTTGCTCTTCATCTTCTTTTAGATTATTTTTAGGAACAACTGTAGTATTGGTTTCTTTATCGCCTTTACCAGCTTGATTTACTCTTTGACCTGTTGGTGTTGGACCGTTGTGAATTTCTGTAGGATCAATGGCTTCGTCCATATAATCTGCAACAGAGTTTAGATAGTCAGCGGCTTTTGTAATCTTTGATTGTGTCCAGGCTTCTAGTTCTTTATTGCCCTTAACTTTAGACATGATGTTTTTGGCATCTTTTGTTATGGCATCTAGTTCAGAACGAGCCATAGAACTTTCTTCGCCAGGTTCATTATCTTCTTCCACAACACCGAGTCTTGTTAGCTGTGCTGCTGTTCTATTCATAACATGACCTTGCTCACACATCTTGGCGGCAGTCATCTTCTTGGCTTCTTCAAGCTTTTTTGTCATAATCAATTCAACTGTTTCCGAAATAATGGAATCAGCTTCGACAAAATTTCTATTAACAATTGAATCGATTAGTTTCATGGGAATGGGCCCTTAGTGTTGAATGCATAAGGATCAGCAGTCTGTCCAGCGTCATAATCTAAGCTATCTTTTCTTAAGTCTAAGAAAATTGTTGTAGTATCTCCAAAAGCTAGATTTGCAGTAGATAGAAGAATATCACCTGTCGCGTTTCCCTC